CTCTAGGTTTTTACGCAATAAAGACCTGATCCCTCAGGGTAAGCTTGATAAAATAGGTATTGTAGGATTAGGAGGCATTGGCTCACAGCTAGTGCCTCTTTTGTCTATTATGGGCTTTAAGAACATAACAGGCTGGGACTACGATACATTAGAAGAGCACAATCTAAGCACAACAATGTATCCACAAAATGCATTGGGTTCTAGTAAAGCTGATATCGCTGAAAGAGTTTCTCAAATGTATACTCACAACGCAGCAGGCATGAAGTTTTACAATGAACCTTATACTGATGATAGCCCTACATTGCCAAAGATGATTGTTTGCACAGACAATATGGAATCAAGATTAGCAGCTTACAATACATGGCTAACGCAGCCTAATAGAAAACTGTTTCTTGATTTACGTATGGGTGCTATGGCTATGGAAATAGTTACAACAACTAAAGAAAATGACAATTATCTTGATACCTGGGTGCCTACGCATTCAGTCGAACAAGAACCCTGTACAATGAAGCATACTATATTTACTGCTTCTATTGTAGGCGGTTTAGGCGTTGACCAGGTGTTTAATGTAGTTGCAAATAGACCTTATTATCAGTATATTTGGATTGGCTTAATGCCGCTCAAAATACAATCTGACAATCTTATAATAAAAGGATAACTATGGACATTTCAGTAAGAAAAGTATCTACTGACTGGTCTAAATTGCCTTATGGGCTGACTTGGTATTTTATCGGTCAGCCCAAAACGGGTAAGACTACACAGGCTAGTAAGTGGAGTGACAAAGGTTCTGATGGTGTGTTATTGATTGACACAGACTTAGGATCAGATTTTGTTAATGAAGCAAATACAGTTACTGTTACCTCTTTGAATACTCCTACCAGACCTCAGATGGTTGATGGTAAGCAAGTAACAAAAGGTGGCAAACCTGTAATAGAGGCTGTACCAAGCAATGAGCGTGGGTATTATCACAGAACTGGTGAAGATATTGGTAAGCCTATGGAAGTATATTCTATGATAGAAGTATACTTTTGGTTAAAAGAAAACCTAAAATCCCTTCCATACGATACAATCGTTATCGATACTATAGACCACATAAACAGATGGATAGAAGCAGAAGTCTGTGATGAACGTGGACAAGCCGCAATGGGTGAAGGTGCATCATGGGGTGCAGACTGGGCTCAAGCAAGAAAGAAAAATCTTGATATCGTCAAGAAATTTCAAACACTATGCAAGCAACTAGGTAGAAACCTAGTATTAATATCGCATGCAAAAACAACTGTCATAACAGATGGAAAAAGTCAGTTAGGGCCAGAGTTACCAAGAGGTCTCTCTTATGCTTTAACTGCAACAGCAGATGTGATAGGGTACGCTACAGCTAGTAAAGAAGATGGAAAATTCTATGTTTCTTTTAAAGCTTATGATGAAAGAACTGTAGGCAGCAGGCTAAAGCCACTTGCCCAGAAAGTTCTTGATTTTGATTACAATAGCGTAATGAACGAAATCCTAAAATACAAAGAACAGGAGTAACAAATGGCATTCAGAGGTACGAATACCGAAAACAAAGAAACATCATTTAGTGGAACGCCTAAATGGCTTGGTTTCCAAGAAGTTGCATTAACTGATGTTGTAGATAGATCAGACGATTATCCAAACATGGATATGTTTCTAGAATTTTATTTTAGAAACGGTAATTCACAATATCCTTACAAGTACGCATTATTAGGGACTTTTGAAAGAGAAGCTAATAATGATATATCAGGTGATAGTGGATTATTAAAAAAGATAGTGTACCTTTGTGACGCATTAGACTGGAATGGTGGTGTAAACAAAGATGGTAACTGGGTCGATGATAATGATAAAGAAATCAAAGACATCGCTAGTTACATTAATTTACACTTTACCGCAAATAACTACGGTACTGTTAAGAACGATGATGAAGATGATCATAAATATTATATCTTTACATGGAATAAATATAATGAGAAAGCTGGAAAATCGTATCCAACAGTTTGTTCTAAAATCGCAAAGAATACTAATGCTGAAAAAGCAGACTTAGTAAGCTATGTAGATTGGATGAAAGCAAATAAGTATATCGTAGAACATGATAATACAGAAAAACCAGTAGTTGCAAATGGAGTAGCTAGTACCGCATCTAGCAACGCTGCATTTGACAAATTCTAGTGCAACTCTATCATGAAATAGCAATAGGTAGCCCTCGTAACAGAGGGCTGCTTATTCCTAAAGAACAACTAATAGATATTCTATTATCAGACGGAAAAAAACAAGCAATATACAAAAGTTTATATCTGTATGACGAAGAAGGTAAAAATTATCATAAAATAAAAAGAACATTTAAAGACTTTTTAGGAAAAAGATACATAAATAATGTATTAATTGATATAGATAAAGGACAAAACACAGATGATTATACACTTAACAAAACAAAAAGTGTATTGTTTGAATTGGAAGAGCTTGGCGTACAAAAAAGATCATACCAAATCTACTATAGCGGCACTGGATATCACATTGAGATAAGCAACGAAGTATTTAACTTCCCGCAAGGCACAAGTGACTTACCATTTATTGTTAAAGAAACAATGAATAATTTATTTGGTGATGTAGATTTATCCGTATATAATAGAACATCAATATACAGATGCGAAAACACATTAAATCAAAAATCAAATCTGTATAAAATACCACTCACAACTACTCAGTTAAGTAAATATAAAGCAGAAGAAATAAAAGATAAAGCAAGGAATCAAGTTAAACTTAACAGAGAGCCCATATGGGGAGATGGTGAACTAGAAAACAAAGTAATCAAAGAAGTGCCAAAAGTAAGAGTGCTGCAATCAAACGCAGAGCCTACAAATATAGTTCCATGTGTTCAAAAGATGTATAAACTTGGCCCTGAGGAAGGATCAAGAAATAATACTTTGATGCGAATAGCATCCCATTTCTTTAGACATGGAATACCAAGTGAAGCTGCAAAAGCTGCATTATTACATTGGAATAGTGGACAATTAGAAGACGCTGTTATTATCAAAAAAGTAGAAGATACATACAGTGGTGGATATAAATACGGTTGTAAAGACGTATTAATGGAAAAACATTGTCAACCTAATTGCATACATTATAAACGAAAAGATTACCTTGTAGATGTTAAAAGTAGTGATGAGTTACAAACAGAACTAGCATCACGGCTAGAAACAGATTTTTCAGGTCGTGTTATAGACTTAGCTAAGTTATTTGGAGTAGAAGATAAAGACGCAACAATATATCCAGGTGAATTAGTAACTATATTTGGTTCTACAGGTGCTAATAAAACAGCATTGGCTCAAAACATTGTACTAGGCTATAATGCTGAAAATGATGAAATTAAAAAAGAAGCGCAAGTACCTACACTATTTTTATCATTAGAGTTATCTGGTTTTGTAATGCACAGACGCAATCTGCAAATAGTATCAGGAACAAGTAAAGATGAAGTAGTTAAAAACTACCAGCAATTATATGAATATCACAAAGAAGAACTAAGTCATATAATTATGCAATCAATAAGTCCTACAATACAACAAATACAAGATAAGATAAAACAGCTGCAACCTAAATGCGTTGTTATAGACTATATAGATTTAGTTGATGTCCCTTACAATAAACGTGGAGAGTACGAAAAACTAAATTATATCAGTCACAGCTTATCTAATATAGCAGTAAACGAAGATATTATTATTATACAGATATCACAAGTATCTAGAGATTATTCACGTAATCAAATAATGGATTTGTATGCTGCTAAAGGTAGTGGTGCAATAGAAAACGCATCACGTAAAGTTATAGGAATTACTGGTTCATCAGAAACAGCAGATAAAAAGATGAGCATATACAAAAACAGTGATGGTGACCTATTCGAAGTTGATTTACAATGGACACCTTCATTTCGTTTAAAGAAAAAACCTACCATGTATAGTAAAGTACTTGGAGCTAGGTTTACAATCCAGGAGTAATCATGGTAATAAACAAAAGCACAACTGATCTTATCGGTGAATTAATTGATGTTGAGCAAGAACTTGCTATAACAGAAGATTCAGAACGACAAGACGAGCTGCAAGAGCAACAAACAAAACTGCAAACACAAGTTAAACATAAAGTTGAAAACATAGACTACTTTATGGTCGAACTTAACAAAAGAGAGCATTTGGTTGATGCAGAAGTAGAAGCGTTAAAAGATGAAATACATAGGTTGAAGACAAGAAGAAGAGGCCTAGAAAGAACAAAGGATTTCTTCAACAAAAAACTATTACCAGCTGTTATACAAGAAGTTGGTAATGAAGACGGTGTATATGAAACTGCAACATCTAGATACAAACTTTATGAAACGTTTGGCCCAGTTGATGTAGATGCACATGTTATATCTAACGATTTTAAAAAGGTTGAAATAGTTGAAAAGTTAGATAAAGTAAAAGCTCGAAAAGCAGCAATATCAGCATTTAAAGCTGGTGAAGATATGCCACCAGGCATAGACATAAAACTAGTTAAGCGAGTAAAACGTACATAATACTTGTATGTTACAAAGTCTTAACGTTAAATTATATAGGGCTCAGTTGTTCACAATAGATGGAGCAAAGAAAGCTACCCTACGAGCCCAGCTGCGTATTTGAGCTGTTGTGACAGTGAGTAAAAACACCTACGCTGAGCCCTTATAATTATGAAGTATGATAAGGAAATGTTTAAAGAGGTACTAGAACCTCACCATCGTACTTATTGGAAGATTGCTTACACAAAGCTACAGAGGAAAATGCAAAGCCTC